ATGTTCATGTTTTAATCTATTCAGATGATAAGTTAGGTGGTATTCACCTGGAATTCTTTGATTGGACTCCCGAAGAGTTTATTCTTTTCGAGAGGGAAGTGTATGCCGAGTTTGGTTTGGAATTAAAGGCTTCAGCTTGTTTGTGGACTATTGCTAAGGAAGGGGAGCGCCTTGATAAAAGGCATTCTTTTCTTGGTAGTTTTGCCCATTTTGATAGCAATGCCTGTATGTATGTTCCTTATCCTAGATATGGTAAAATATGCTCGACTTTAACTCTAAAGTATTCCTGCGATGATATAGAGACCAGGTTTTCAAGATACCTTAATTTGTGTATCAACATGGCCCCTAATCCAGACTTGTTTGGCGAAGCAGTTCGATTTTTAGCCTTTTATTATAAAGAGCACCCTCGGTTTATATGGAGATTTAATGAAATATTGAAATCCATTGATATCGACATGTCTGTGCGCAGATCATTCTACCGTTTGTACACGGGTTTTGAGAGTGGTCCGAGTCATATTACTAGTGTTCCTTTTGTTTTTTACTGGAACATGATAATAATGCATGAGTATGAAAATTTTAAAAATAATATGAGTGCTCAAAGCATGTCGCGTGTCACCCGTGGTGAAAAAATTTTAAATTCTCTTGTTGATGGCGGTGCCATCAGTGAATGTGGAAAGGATTGGTTGGTTGCTGCCCTCGACCCCTTCCATGATCATCAGTTAAAGAACCTACAAGGTTGGCCTGATGTTCAGACTGGAAATAGTGTGGTCCGGTGTATTAAGCAGTCTCTAACCGTTGCTGCTCCTTCAGGGGTGGTTGGAAATTGGGACTGTCATATTGTCCAGTGGCCTTGGTTAATGCCTTCTCAAACAACTTCTAATTTCGTAGGTGATATTCAACCAGCTACTAGATTGGGGAATGTTATCTCCTCTCCTCTTGTTGGTGCTATTGGAAATCCCTGTGGTGGTCTTCAGGTTTACTATGTCCCTCCAGGAGGGAATTTGAGTTTGGTTGCTAGTGGTCCCGCCCCTGCAACTGGTCTTAGCATGGCTGCTATGGCGATTCCTCAGGCCTATACTCAAGGGGTTACCCGCCTTATTGGTATGGGTTTTGAGGTTCATAATACCACTTCCCCTCTTAATGTTCAGGGAGCTATTACACCTTGGAGGCAGATGTCTAATGAGAATGAAGATACACATTGGATCCATTTGGATACCACTAGTTCTCCTCCTGCTTCTTTGGCTTCTTACTCTGGCCCTCTGGTCAGATTTCCTCCCCAGAATACTGCAGAGGCTGTTTTGCTTCCTGGCACAAGAACCTGGGAAGCCAAGGATGGTTGCTATGTTGTAAGTTCTTTTCATACTACAGAAAATCCTGCCACCTTGATTGCACCAAGGATGCCCGTTATTACTAGTGTTGATATCGATGATCTTGAAGGAGTCATTGCCTCTTCAGCTGTCAATGCTATGATCCCTGGCCCCACTGTTGGAACCTCAACTGTTCGTGATATTGTTGGTTTTAGGATATTTAATATCCACCAATCTGGAGCTATTCTTAGTGGATTGAGTGCCTCTACTTCTATTACAATTAATTGGAATGTTTATTTGGAAACTTTCCCCAGTAATGCTGAAGCGGATATT